TATATTTCTCTTCGCGTCGTTGATTCTATTTTCATAATCATAGTTTGACACGGGGAAGGTAGATGATCTAGTCACCATCTGTCCTAGTCCTGTATCATAGAATGTGATACTGTAGTCTTGTGGTACTACCAGTCCCTCAGGTACGATAATTCTTCCTGTGCTATCAGTAATCTCGTTGGTCTCGTATTCTTTAGTCTCGTATATCTTTTCATAACTACCATACTTATCAAGGAGATAGTTGTTAAATGCTTGTTGACTCCATGGCCACTCTGTCTCTAGGTTCATGATGTTGTTGGACAACATCACCACCCAGTCATAGTTCTGATCACCGTAGATATCTAATGCAATATTATCAGGTCTCTCATCTCCTACAATCTTATACTTGGTGAAGAAAGTGAGGTCACCAAAGATATCTTGTCTAAGATTACCTCTTTTGAACAGGTTCTTGACGATAGTGTAGTCAGAAATTTGTTGACCATCTTTAGTCCTACTAACGTATTCAAAGTTAGGAATGTAATCGAAGTAAGGTCTTGACATTAGAATCCCATGTCGGCTGGAATGGTTGAGGTTGACTTATTATCCTCAGCATAAATTGGCATGACTTCGGTGAATGACATGTTAAGAGCATACTGTGTCATTGAACCATTTTCAAAAGTAGAATAAGAACCATCGGGTGTATAATTGACAGAGAAGTTTGTCAACGCACAAGGTTTAAATTTATTTAGATATGGGTGTTGAGTATCACCACCTTTAAAAATATATTTTAGTCTGAATAACCTGGGTGATTTGAGAAAAAGATTGCCAGGAGCTCTAGACACAGCCATGTTACGTTTAAAGGTATAGATAATCTCCTTACATCTTTCGGCCTCATCTTTACTACGAGGTGTGAGTTTAAAATTAAAGTTGAATGATCTAAGATTGGGTCCATTAAATAAAAGTTCTAGGTTAGGATTTATAACCATACCCGTTGTCCTACCTACGATGTTCGCGCCAACAGCTTGACCTGCAAAATATGCACTGGCAAATTGTTTTAGTTCAGGCTGCTTAACTATGTCTCCAAATGTTTTAAACCCTTGAGATATTGCATCACCCGCAGCACCCAGACTATCTGCACCAATTAAATCTACTGCAACCTTTCCAAGAGCTGCTTGAACTGGATTGAGTTTATCATCAGACCAATTAACTCCATTAGTCTCAGATAATTGAGGTTGCATAGGAAGAATCACTGTTTCATATGGTGTTCCTAAATTTTTATCTTCCTCAAACTGCTTATCTCCAATCCCTATTCCAGAGGGTTTATAATCATGTGCAGTTATACTAATGAAATCATATTCAAAAGGTCCAGTGATTCTTATAGGATATCTTAGTTGTTTTCCTTTATTTCCTCCTCTATTTCCAGCAGGATCATTAGCAACATCTAAAAGATCTGAACTTGATCCAATGACGGGATTATCATTATCATTATCCTCCTCGTTCTCTTGTTCTCCATTGATATTTTCAGTAGTTTTTACGCCAAGGGAACTGACCTGTTTTCCAGTGTCGGGATTGACTATAAGAGGGACATTGTTATCATAGAATGCTTCTCTTGCAATTCTAGCCTCCTGCTGTGTTGAATAATTATCATTGTTGTTTAATGTAGCTGCTCTATCATTGTTGAATAAAGGCGCTCCTTCTTTATAAAATTCTTGTTCAAATTTATCTTGGGTTAGTGGTCTTTGATTTTGACCCTTCCTAGCATCATTAACGAAGGACCGATATCTTTCCTCGTTATTGATTCTCCATTTGTTTTTATCACCATCTTGATATGTCTCTGCTAATTTGAGTGGAGTAGAGGTATATTTTCCGGGAGGAGCATAAATTTCTATCTGTCCAGTCTCAGTATTGATACGTTCTTCTACAGTCACTCCTTGCCAATCTCTAGTGGATTTAATTATTGCCATTACACTAGGATAATTTTAGTTATTTATCGTGAAATATTGATATGGAATAGCTCTCATGGTCTTAAGTTCTAGTGGATAGATCCTGTAGAGATTGGTAGTGATCTCCTCCCATGTATATCGTCTGAATGCATCCCAGTGATAGTTCAGTCCAACGAAACCCCACCTATAGATAGATGTCACAGCGACAAGAGGGAACCTATCATAGGTAATCATAGGTGTCTTGGCTCTGTACTCAAAGGTAAAGTATTGACCTGTGTCTGGTACGACATCTACATCATCATCTAATTTAGTGATGATCGCAATCATCATCTCTTCTTCATCCCTCAATGCTTTGATACGATTAACTTCCGCATCATCGGTGAAACGATTGATAGAACTGTTTAGATATCGTTGTTGTGCATCATCCATTGCCAGGTGGTAGTGCCTTTCTTACAGGTTGTGCTGCTATTTGTTTTCTTTGTGGACTACCTTGTACTGGTCTTGTTTGACCTTGAGGTAATGCTTTTTTCTCAGGTGCTGGTCTGATAGCTGCTTTCTGTCTGCTACCAGCCATGGCAGTAGATGCTGGACGTGCTGCCAATTGTTTATGTTGAGGTGGTTGTTTGGCTGCAGCAGTCTTTCTCTGAACCATTGAACCTTTCTCCTCTGGTCTCTTGGCAAGAGCACCACCCTGGTCACGTTGTGTCTTCTGACGATAGGGACTAGGTGTTCTATCAGGTCTCTGTCCTGGTCCATCAGTTCCTGGTTTACCTGCACCTTCTGGCTTCTTCTTATCTCCTCTATTCTTCAACCTATCCCTCAACGCTGCACCAATACCAGTCTTAGGTCTCTTCCTAAATCCATTATCGTATCGTATATCTGGAGCAGAAGAATCCCCACCAGGAGAACCAATAGAAGCTTGAGTATCAGAAGTTGAGTCTTCTAAAAACTGATGAAATGATTTCATTTGAGATTAATTCTTTCGCTTACGTAACGTGAATAACCAAAGGTTACAACCAGTCTCAAGTAATCCTCTGCAGGTCCATAATTTAATTCCATACTATTTATTTGTTTAGGGTATGCATCAACGAATGTATATTGTAAACCTGGTTTTCTTTCCCTAGATTTTTTAATGTTCTCAAAATTAGAAATGTCTTTCTCAAATTTTGTGAGAAAAATGTTTGTCTTATATGTATCTTCCCCGGCATAATAACTCATTCTATAATTACCACCTGATGATTTATAAGCTTCTCTTGGTGCAGTGATACCAACTCCACTCATGTAATCTACCCATGACTCAAAGAATACTTGAGTGTCATAATTATTATCGACAATAAGAGTCATTTCAATACTATTTTCATATGCTCTTCTGTATGGAATCTCTTCAACGACACCTTGATAGTCGGATGGTACGGAGTGAGTCAAAAAAGATGTGCCAGGTGTGGTAGTCCTGGTACATCTCAACTCAATGTCCTCACCAATTGTGGAGTATGAAATACCCCTTTGGTTCATAAAACTCTGTACGGCAGTTGGGGGTGCAAATCTAACCAAGTAGTTGTTAGGAGTAGCGACATTCATTATCCTACTCTTAAGTTCCGATGTCTTAATCGGTTTAGGGTCGGGGACTCCTCCTCTACTAGCCATCTAAATAACTTACTACTATCATACTATGTATAACTGATGCCCAGGGATTCTAAGTACCATCAAGGTAGGTTTCACCCTCTGCATCCTGAAAAATATATGGGCGATGTGAGGAACATATGTTACAGGAGTAGTTGGGAACTCCACTTTCTTAAGTGGTGTGATAGGAACGATGCTGTCCTTAAGTATGCATCAGAGGAGTTTAGTATTCCTTATGTGCATCCGGTTGACAATAGAGTTCATCGATACTATCCTGATGGTATTGTACAAATCAGACACAGGGATGGTAGAGTGTGTCGATACATCATCGAAATCAAACCAGCCAAACAGTGTAAGGAACCTACAAAGAAACCAGGTAAGGTGACTAAGACTTTTATTAGAGAGGCTACCACCTATGCTATCAACCAAGCCAAATGGAATGCTGCTGCGGAGTATGCAAAAGACAATGGTATTGAGTTCAAAGTCCTGACCGAGATTGACCTCGGCATCACCCCACCAAAACGTAAAAAACGTAGATAAATATTACTACTGAAATCTTTATTAGATATTATGCCTTTACCAAAGATTGCTACTCCAACTTATGAACTTGAGTTGCCTTCTACCAAACAGAAGATTAAATTCAGACCCTTCCTAGTTAAGGAAGAGAAGTTGTTGGTCCTTGCATTGGAGAGTGAGGATACAAAACATATCACTACCGCTATCAAGACGGTTATCAAGAACTGTATCTCCACTAGAGGTATTAAGGTCGAAGAGTTACCCACCTTTGACATTGAGTTCTTGTTCCTCAACATCAGAGGTAAGTCTGTCGGTGAGGAGGTAGAGGTAAATATCGTAGCACCTGATGATGGCGAGACATCTATCCCTGTCAAGATTGATCTGGAAGATATTAAGGTGGTTGAAACTGCGGGACATACAAAACAGATCCGTCTTGATGATAGTTTGATGATGGAGATGAAGTATCCGTCATTGGATCAGTTTATTAAGAACAACTTTGACTTTGAAGACAACAACGTTGACAAATCATTTGAGTTGATTGCATCATGTGTTGATAAGATCTTCAACGAGGAGGAGGTTTGGTCCACAGCTGATGTATCTAAGAAAGAAGTCATCGAGTTCCTAGAACAGATGAGTTCTGCTCAGTTCAAACAGATTGAGAAGTTCTTTGAGACAATGCCTAAACTTTCACACACTGTGGAGGTTAAGAACCCTGTTACCAAGGTCAAGAGTACTGTTGTTCTGGAAGGGTTATCTAGTTTTTTCGGGTAGCCCTAGTCCATATGGACCTAGAGAATTACTTTAGGTTAAACTTTGCCCTCATGCAGTACCATAAATATTCATTAACTGAGATTGAAAACATGATGCCTTGGGAACGAGACATCTACGTTGCTCTACTTCAACAACACCTAGAGGATGAGGAACAAAAAATGAAGCAAAGGAATGGCTAGGAAGAAGGTCAAAACTGGAGGTAAGAAAGCTGCTGCTGAAAGGCTGATTAAGGAAATTCAGCAGACGGCGAAGGATAGTGGTGAGGAACCAGCGGGTCTAGACGAACTAATTAAATCCATTCAAAAAGAAGTAGACGATAACGAGAAGAAGAAGAAAGAAGATAAGAAAAAGATGAGTGCCTTGGTTAAGGTAATCACTGACAGTGAAGATAAGAAAGAGGACAAGGCTGATAGTTTAGATGTCGAGGATAGGGTATTAGAACTCCTTGGTATCGAAGACTATGAGGCGGAGTTAGACTACGAACAATACAACGTTCTTATTAAGGAGTACCTTGCCCAAAAAACCATGGGTGGGAAAGAGGAGAAGGAGGGTGATACCGAAGCTCTTAAACAAGCACTCAAGAAATCAAGGGGTAAGAAGGGTAAGTTCAAACCAAAGACAAAGAAGAGTAAGGTAACAGCCTCTGGGTTTAAGGGTGAGAAGAAGACCACACCCACACAACAACCAAAGAAAGTACAGTCCGATAAGTTACTACCATCTGCTGGTCAGTCAAGTAGTCCTGACAACATTAAGACTGAGATAGAAGAGGATACTCAACAACAATTAGTACCTCTGTCAAAGTCATTGGAGGAGATTGAGAAGAACCTTCAGAAGATTCTTGAGACTAATCAGAAGAAGCTTGAATTAGAGAAGCAAGCGATGAGAGATTCTGCCAAGAAGGAGGAGACTGCTGGATTTAAGGAGAAAGAAGCTAAACTTGAGGGAAAAGAGAAGAAGGCTGAGAAGGCTGTCGAGAAACAATTGAAACCTGTTAAGACTATATTTGATATGATTGGTGACTTCTTTACCAATGTCCTTTTAGGTAAAGTAGTTACAACCTTCTTAGATTTTATTCAAAATCCTGGTAAATTTTTAAAAGGTATCACTGACTTCTTTAATTCTACATTGATTCCATTTTTCAATGAGATATTAAAATTCTTTAACGATGTTATCTTTGCCCCCATCAATTTTATAATCGATGGGTTTAATGATGGTATCAATGAGCTTGAGTTTGCGTTAAAACAAATACAAAGGATTATACCTATCCCAGATATTACCTTCCCTGATATTCCCAATCTTAAAATACCTGATGTCCCTCCAATCCCTGATGGATTCGGACTCTTTCAACAACAAGAGGGTGGTGGTGAAGTAATTAATGTCAACAATCTATCATTGTTTGATGGCGGTGCCATTGATGGTAAGTCAGGTCTGAAGATTACAGGTATGGGTAATGACACACAGTTGATTGCTGCACAACCTGGTGAGGTTATGATGAGCAAGAAGGCTGTCGATATGTTTGGAGCTGACAATCTTCTTGCTGCTAATGCCATGGCGGGTGGTAACAACACACCTAAGGTAGGAAAGATAAGTGGGTTCCAAGATGGAGGTGTTATCCTTGGAAGACAAGGGTCAGCTCCCATTAGAGACTTTGGTATGGGTAGTGGTGCTGGTTCCAAGGGTTACATTGTCGTTCCTGGTCACGCTGCTGGTGCAGGAGCTCCTGGTGAAATGGAATTGGTTAGAGATCTTGCAAGGAGAGCTGTAGAGAACTTACAGGCTAAGTTCGGACCTAATATTCCTGTCCAACTGTTGGACATGCATGATGAGACTCCTAATACTGATGAGGGATTTAGAATTCAACAGGATAAGTTGAAAGAACTTGAGAGACAAGGATATGAAGTGCTAGAAATTCACATGGATGCATCCATTGAGTCTGGTTATGGGACTGGGTTAGGTGTCATACCTCCTATGCCTGGGACTGATGCTATCAATCCAGTCGAGGCAGACTTCGCAAAGACTGCAGGTGCATTTAGTAAGACCCATAGAGGTGGTCTGGCAGGAACAAACAGAGGTATTAGTCTGATTGAACTTGGAAACATGTCACCAGAACTACAAGAGATGGTCTTAAGAGGTTCTGGTTTGAACAATGACCAACTAGATGCATTGACTAAACCACTGGAGGCATCATTGACAAGGGGTCTACAGTTAAACACTGGAGCAAGTGTAAGTCAAGTGTCCCCTATGGCATCTGGTGCTCAGGTCACAAGACAAAAGGTTGAGATAAAGGTTGAACCACCTGTAACATCACAAGGTAGTGAGACTACAGTTCTTCCTGTTCCAACTCAAGAACAAGGTACGACCAGTGCTGCATCAGGAGCTCAAGGTAAAGTGCCGGGGTTCAATGCAGAAGATGGAAGCAACTTTGATCTGATCGTGGTTAAATCAATCTATAATATCGTAGGATAAGACATGGCACTTCCACTATTAGCAGGAGCAGCAAAAGGATTGATGGCAGGAGCAGCGAAGGGAGCTGCTAAAGGTGCTGCGAAGAAGTTTGTCACTGGTAAGAAGAAAAACACCGATAGCGGTACCTATAAAGCCACAAGTAAGACTCAGGATGTAGGTAAAAGTACAAAGACAAAGGTAAAACCTAAGCAGAAAAAGGTTCAGACTGTCAAGTTACCTGATAGCGTATATAAAAATCAGACTGAAAGTGCGGAGTCTACAACTGATAAGAATGTATCTTTTGAGTCACTGGGAAAACAATTAGATAATATCAATAAGACTACACAAACCTTAGCAAAAACAGAAGAAGCTGAGGCAAAACAAAGGAAAGAGATAAACAAATCGGAAAGAGCTAGGAGGAGAAAGGATAAACTAGAGACCAAGGAGAAAAAATTAGAGAAAGAAAGTGGTGGTGGATTATTAGGTGGAATCCTAAAGACCACTGGAAAGAATTTTGGTATCTTTGATTTCATTACTAATGTTTTGATGGGAATGGGAGTTAATTTTCTCCTGAATAATAGTGGAACAATTGCAGACTTACTTAACACACTTTCCCAGAACTTTACCAACCCATTAGAGTTTCTGAAGAGTCTTGTCGTTGGTATCTCCACAGTATTTGCTGGACCTATAACAGCATCCTTTAAACTACTCTCTTCTGGAGTGAAGAATACCTTCAAACTTTTTAAGACAACCTTTAAAAAAATAGGTCCAATTTTTAAGAAAGTATTTGGTGGTGTTGGTCAAGGCTTACTCCAATTTGCAAAGAATATTATTAAACAAATAAAGGGGGGTATAAGTGGTGGAGCCCAGGGAGCAGCTAGAGCAAAGGCAGGGACAACTGCAGCTCAAAAATCTAAATCAGCTTCAAAAATTGTAAGTAAGGAAGGGTCCCGTCAAGCTTCCAAAGGAGTAGCAAAGAATATTTTTGGTGCGAAGGGTGCTAAAAGGCTACTAAAATTTGGAAATATATTCAAAAGAGTACCTGTAATTGGAGGAATTCTGAGTGTTGTCATCGATTTATTACTTGGTGAAACTCTAGATAGAGCATTAGTGGGTGCAGTTGGTGGTGGTATCGGTGCCTGGATTGGTGGTGGTATCGGATCATTAGTCTTTCCTTTTGCAGGAACTGCAGCAGGTGCCATCCTAGGTTCAATGATTGGAGACTGGGCTGGTAAAGCTTTGTATGAAACAATAAGGAAGAAAACTAATATGATTCCCTCTATCGATCCTGAAGACAGGGAAACAAAAACAACTGATGTAACTCAGCAAGCACAAACGGGTCCAGGTGGTCAACAACCCTCCCCCGATAATCAAACCACATCATCTAGTCCTGCTGCTCCCTTGACTGGAACTAATGCAGACAAGGCCAAGAAGATGCATGACTACATCGTATCTAAAGGATACACATCTGCACAGGCCAAGGGTATCGTAGCGAATATTGAGAGAGAAAGTACCTTTAATCCTACTGCAAGGAGTGGAGATGATGGTGGTCCTGGTGGTCTGTTCCAGTGGAAGGGAGGAAGACAAACACCTACAGTTGCTCGGCTTGTCAATGCAGGTGACTGGAAAGGACAGATTGACTATGCTCTGACAGAGGATGTAGGTCCGAGATATAAGAGTGAGACTGCTGGTATGAGTGCGTTTGATGCATCAATGTGGTGGGCTGAGAAGTGGGAGAGACCAGCAAGTTTGCAAAATGCAAGGAACAAACACAACTCATTCCTCCCTAGATATGATTTCGGAGGAGGTGGAGCTCAATCACAACAACCTGTCACCTCAGTATCACCTATGGCTGGTGCAGGGACACAACCTGTACCATTAGGTAGGACGGATCCTTTTGCTCCTGTCCAACCTGCACAACTTGCACAGCAACAAGGTCAGACTGTCACAACACAGGGTACAATCAATGATATGTACAAGGGTGCAACCAATACATCTACGTTCCAAACCACAAGTGGATATGGAATGAGAAAGCATCCCATTCATGGTGATATGAGAATGCATACGGGTGTTGACATCGCACCTCCTGGACCAGGTTATTATGTGGGACTGAAGGTGCCTGGTAAGGTAACAAGAATAGGTAATGATGCTCGGGGTTATGGTAAGTTTGTAATCATCTCGTCTGATCAGACGGGTATGAGTTATATGTTTGCACACATGGCAACCATAGATGTAAGAATGGGTGAAGCATACACTGGTCAACCTATTGGTGAGATGGGAACCACTGGTGGTAGTACAGGTATTCACCTTCACTACGAGGTTTATCGGGGTGGAAAGGATGGTCCTGCAATAAATCCAGAACCATATATGAACCTGTTGACCATGGGTAAAGTGGATGGTCAGACAAGACAACAGACAGCACAGGTTGCACCACAACAAGCCACTCCTAATCAAGCTGACTCTGTAAGCTCACGTACTTCTTACGATCCTATGTCACAAAGAGGAGGCAATGTAGTACCTGTTCCTATTCCAGGTCAACAACAAATGAGTGGTGGGGGTGGAAAAGGTATGTCAATGGGTGGTCCTTCCACACAACAGGTGTTAAATAGTTATTATAAATCTCAACTGATGGGATTCTTATATAAACAAGGATAATGCCAGCTCAACAAAACAACCCTGCATCACCAGGTAATATAACAAAATTCAAAATCTCATCTAACTCATCAGATGAAGCACTTGATCTGAGTGGTGGTGTTGTTGAGTTTAGATATTATGAGAGTGTATTGTCGAACAATGTGACAGCCACAGCAGTGAT